AAACGCAGGCAGTATTATGAGGCTTTGGAGATGGCGGCATAGTCAGTGATATCCTTGAGGAAAATGTGTCAACTAATATTGACAATATCAGACTGTATACCCCGCTTTGCACGCTTTCTTTGCGTTTTCCAGCTCTTCAAACGCTCCCAGCTGGCTTGCTGCATCTTCCCAGCTCTTACGCACCCGGTACAGCTTATCTGTAGTCGGCGCTACTGCTCCCCCGCTGATTTTCTTTCTAAATTCGTCCCATGTATGCGCTGTTGTATTATATACATACGGGTTCGGGCAAATCTTACCCGTAACGTCATAATGCCGGATAACATTAGACGCAGGCACATCATACTTATCCATTAAATACCGTGTTAGTTCTGCCGCAGCCTCTACTGTTGCGTCCTCAAAATACCAGTCTTTATCTGTTGCGCCCATGCTGGCTGTATTTCTCTTTCTTACGCAAAGCTCAATACCGATACTGTTAGCGTTTCTGCACTCCCCATGCTTATAGCTGCTTGCCCCGCAGTGCCACGCTATATTAGCGTCCTCTACGCTCTGCCATATCTCCCCGTCAAACCCTACAAAATAATGAGCAGAGGCGTTACGGTTTCCCCCGGCATAATACTGGCAATTTTCCTTTGCGCCGCCCAATGCGCCTACATAATGAATTACAATGTATTTAATGCGTGAAATACTTCCCGGATTATGATTGTATCCGCTTATCAGTCTGTTTATTTTCTTCATACTCTTTATGCCCTTTCTGAATTAAAATAAGCGCCTGCGGTTTCCCGCAAGCGCTCCGTGCTGCTCTGCCTTACTCTTCTGTTACTTCTCCCTCTTCAAGTCCAATATTCGCACTGTCTGTAAGTCCCTCTCCAATGATATAAGCTACTACAGACGCTCCCGCCATAATCAGCGCTGTTACCTGTGTTGCGGTATTTTCTGCGCCGCCAGTCGCTACAATCATCATGGAAACAAACGACGCTACCGCCGTCCACAATTTTCTACTTGTCAACTTCCTTACCCAATCATTTTTTTTCATAATACTTTGTCCTTTCTTTACATATTCTGGGCTATCATATAAATAAGCCCCGTTGCCAATGCCCCCGCTACCAGTCCTACGACGGTATCAACGGCTTTTTTCTTTACTGCGTTCCATGCGTTCCCCGGTTCTTCCTCTAACCGTTTGATACGCTCGCTTTGTTCTTTCTGCTCTGATAGCATATCCTGCATCTGTATCACTAACTTTTCAATAGATGCAGTTAGCTTATGTATTGCTTTTGTATCCTCTTCGATAACGGCAATACGTTTATTCTGTCTGTCGTCCTCATCTCTAATACGTTCCAGCTCTACCAGCAGCGCCTCATTTCCGCTTACCCGTATTCTGTCCCGGTTTCTCCACCATTTACCCACAACCTTGCTGCCCTTTCTTTCAGTTCTCTTGCATCATAGCCAGCCGCCTGCTCCCATTGTTCCAGCATCTCCACCAGTTCCACAATCAGCGCACTTTGCTGCTGTATGATTTTCTGCTGTTCTTCCAGCGTCTTTAGTAAGGCGTTTCCTGCCATTTATGAAATGCTGCCCCCTTTCTCTTCCGCTGCCTGCGCCAGCGTAATTATTTTCTTTCGTAAGTTGTAGCTGTCGGCGTGTCCTGCGTGTCCCGTCCAGCTCTGTATACTCTTTTGTAGCTGCTCTTTTGTAATCTTTCCTCTTTCGTATTTCTTAATGGTTTTCTTGATACGCTTAATGCTGTCTGGTCGTACTTTCCTATGTGTTGCCCGGTGCTTATATCCAACAAAATCTATGCCGTTCTTTGCGGCTAAAATCGTCGTCTTAGGGTTCAGCTCTAACCGCAACTCGTCCCTTAAAAATCTTTCAATTTCTGCCAGCCAGCGCCGCAGCTTTTCCTTGTCTGGGCTAAGTATTATAAAATCGTCCATATACCGCACATACATACCAACGCCCAGCATATGCTTTGCGTACTGGTCTAACTTATTGAGATAAATATTAGCAAAAAGCTGGCTGGTAAGGTTTCCTACTGGTATCCCTACGCCGTCCGGCATCTGCCCGTTATGGTCTATTATCCGCTCTATCAATACAAGCGCTTGCTTGTCCTTGATAATATTTCTGATTTCTTCCTTAAGTATCTCATGCGTGATACTCTGGAAATAGTGGTGTATGTCCGCTTTGATTGCATATAGTGGCTGGTTCTTATGGTACTTGTCCCAATCATATAACCAGCATTGCAGCGCATCAGAGGCAGCGTGCATACCTTTATCTTTCCGGCAGGCGTAAGAATGGGAAATAAACCGTTTGTTAAAAATAGGTTCTAACACATTGTTTATAGCGTGCTGCACCACTCTGTCATAGAATGGCAGAGCCATTATCTGCCGCTCTTTCGGCTCATATACTTTAAAATACCGATACTCTCCCGGCTCATAGGTAAGCCCTAAAATGTCATTGCGTACCCGGTCTAAATTTTCCTCTTTGTCTTTGGTAAATATCAGTACGTCTTTTCTGTACCTCTTACATTTTCTCGCCTTATTATAGGCTTTCTGTACGTTCCCGCAATCTGCCATAGCCCCAATAAGCGTAATTGTTTTTCCGTCCCGGTCTTTTGTATATCCTATCCTCTTCATTAAAAAGCTCCTGCCTTTCGCCGCAGCTACTAACCAGCAGCCCTACTTTTTCTCTTTGCCTTGCGGCGGGACAGCCACTCTGACTATAGACTATTAAGCATCTGCCTAATATAAAGTCCTTGCCAGCATTTCGTAAAACACTGCGCCTAAAATGCTCTCACTAAGTCACACGCCCCACGCACGCCGATATTCGTGTTGACATTCCACGGGTAATTGTTGCAATTCACGGCACACGCGCCCGCATGAACGCCATTGTTCCAGTTGCCGCCCGCTATCAGCGCTGCCAAAGGGCTGTAGTAAGCAGCTGCCCCATATTTACGCCACTTTGTAGCCTTTACCTCTTCTATAATCTCTGCCAGCATTACGCCCAGCTCCTTTAGTTTCCTACAGCTTACGCCGTAATGCTGGGCGTTCATTGCGCTATATCCTAAGTCATTTGCCAGCCGCAGCAATTCCTTACTTTGCTGCAATGCTGTATCTGCTGCATATAGGTGGCTTTTCGTCGCCGTTTTCTGCCACTTGATAACATCTTGCAGCATTTCCAGTATTGCGTTTCTGGTCGCTGTCTGTAGGCTGAATTTTTCATACTTCGGATATTTGCTTAGCAATGGATAAATGTATAGCAGAAAATCATATATTTTCTGGTGTAGTCTGTCGCTTTTATCTCTGGTCGTCATTTCTCAACCCTCTTGTAGCGGCTGGGCTTTCGCCCGCCGTCTACAGACTGTCACACGCCCCACGCACGCCGACATACGTGAGGACATTCCACGGGCAACCGGCGCAATGCACGGCACACGCGCCCGCATGAACGCCATCGGCCCAGTTGCCGCCCGCTATCAGCGCTGCCAAAGAATAAGCATAATACTGGTAGATGTTACCAACGTCGTACTTTGTCCCCTCGTCACGCAACGGGCTTTTTAAGTCCCAGCCCCACGCCTCGCTTGCATGGTAATCTTTATTTGTTGCGTGTTCTGCTCTGGTAATCAAATCGTTAAGCCATTCCCATACACGCCCTACGGCATCTACGCAGCCCACGGCAGAAACAGCATTTACTACGCTGCCTGTTACTCCACGCCCCGTATTTGCGCTTGCACTCCATGCGTTTGTATTGTTCTCTGCCAATCCCTGCGGGCTGCCAAAAGCATAGGCGCAAAACTCGCTGTAATCCGGCATACGCTTGCCGCTCTTCATCAGCCTTTCTGTAAATCTGTACCAGTTCATACCCTCTGTACCAGTCATAGGCGCACAATTATACTCTGACTTTAAGCCCTCTGCCCCGTCGTCTGAATTAAGGTAAATGTCTACCCATGTGCCACCGCCTAAATATACCATTCCCTCCGGGTTACATTTTGGGCGGTGTCCCATAGTCCATACGCTGCGTGGTACAATCCCGTTGCTTACTGCACTTTCCCAGCCAGTACCGAAAAGCGCACCGCTGCTGTTTACTGGCTGTAAGTTGCTGTTTACCTTACGGCAGCGTCCATAATGAAAGCCTCCGATTTTACGGCTGTTGCTTGCGTTCCAGCCGCTCGGATATGTAGAGTTAAGGGAAATAATATATTTCTCGTCCTGCGCATCTACCCTGCTGTCGCAGATGTATACATAGTAATCACTTCCCACCGCAAATGCTGCCCCAGTATCCAGATTAGCCGCTGTAAGTTTCGTTTCTGCGGTCTTAAAGATACCTGCGCCGCCTACAGCAATCACGCAGCCGCTCTCTACTGTCAACTCGTCTGCACCGCTTGCACGCAGGTATTCCCTTGTCGGCGCTACAATGTCACTGATTGTTGCCATTTTATTTACATTCAAAAGCGCCCTGCGGTCTGTTTTCGTTACGTCGTCTACCAATAATCTACTCATACTGTTTTAAAACTCCTTTCAGTGCCTTAATGTCGTCTGCTGTCATTCCCGCCACCGTTGCTGCTGTTTCCAGTGCAATTACGCCGCCTGCTGCCTCTACTCCTTTAGACAGTGTTAATACGGTTCTGTCGTTCCCGTTCTCTTCCATTTCTCTTGCTTTTTCGCTCTGAATATGTGTAACTGCCGTTACTGTCCCAGTCACGCCGTCTGCATCAAATGCCATACCCTCTGCCGCCTCTGCGCAGTAATAAATTGTTACCGCCTTTTTCTCCGGCGCAACTTCTACAATGGCGCACTGGATAAACCGTTGCTTTTCCAGACTGTCAATTTTTCTTTCTAAGTCTGCTGCGTCCAGTTCCCCAGCTGCCACCATTGCAAGGCAGTTGTAATAATCTTCTTTTGTCTTTAATGTTTTTGGGAATCCTTTCATAATATCCGCCTTTCCTAAAATGTATTTGCAAGATAGGAATTACCGATATAGGCAACCCCTAATACTGCCGTTTCCTCTGTTCTTTCGTAATGCTGGCTCAACCACGCTGCACCCATATAGCACAAGCCTAATACCGCATCATGGTTATAATTGATACCCCAGCCACTTTCTACCGCAGTAAGCCTCTTGTCAAGCTCTGTCAGCGCCTCTTTTGTTTCCTTGCTGCTTTCCTCTGCCTGCTGCCGCAGCCCGTCTATCGTTGCTGCCAGTTCTTCAATTTGCAGTTGCAGGCTGCCTGCAATATCTTCCCCCAGCTTGTCCTTGATGCCCTCAAACCATGTGTTAAACTCGTTTTCTGCCTCTGTCTGGAAAAGCTGAATTTTCGCCATAAATTCCGTATAGGCTTTTAAAAGTTCCTCGTCCCATTTGTCTAAGGTACTCTCAAAACTTGTATAGCGCTCGTTAAACTTATTCTCATATTCTGCAAATAAGCTCTCTGTCTTGCTTACGTACTGCTCATATACCCCGGCAATTTCCTTAAGGTACTTTTCCATGTTCTGCTTATATACGCTAAACTCGTCCAGTACCGCTGCGCTATAGGTTTTAAAGAAGTCGTCAAACTGTTTTGTCAGTACGCTTGCGTCTATCTCTTCTACTGTCCCGGTCACAATGCCGCACACGCTGCTATTAAATCTCTGGTCTGTTATATCTTTAGTTTGAATTTTTGTAACGCCTTTCCCTATGTAAATATCTGCAAGCGCCAGCTCCCATACTTCCGTACTACGTGTTACCGCTGTCGGCTGTGGCTTTGCAGACGGCGTGCCTTTCAGTACCGCTATGTAAATATCACGCTGCGGCAAGTCCCAGCGCACTACTACTCTGTCTATACGGTTTAGCGCACCCTCTGCCATGTCAAGCCTTATACCGTGGCTGGCAGGGTTTCTAAAGGCGTATCCGTTGATAAACGCAAAGCCCGTATTTACCTTTATTTCCATGCCACTGTAGGCAATCACTTGCAGCCCGTCACTTGGTTTTGGGAAAATTCCATTTGCTATAAACGTAGCAAAATACCACGCCCAGTCCTCGGCTTTGTATGCCCTATCATACTTTTCCCCGTCGTATATGGCGTTGAACGGTAAACAATTTGCCATTGTCCTTACCTCACTTTCCTAATTTTATCCACCAGAGTAGGCAGGCTTTCCCCAAATGTTGCCTCTATTTCTTCTGTGCCTTTTTGATAAATCTCTTTTACCTCGGTTATCCGTGCATCTATCTGTATACCCCATTTTTCCTCTTTGCAAGTAATTCTGTCCCCTAAGTCAAAATCAACCTTAAACTTTAGGTTTGAGTTTGTGTTAATGGTCGATACAAAATTTATGTTTTTCCCATATCCCTCTAACTCTGTTTCTCCCCTCGTCTTAAGCATCTGCAAATATGCGCTAAGCGGTATCGTTACCTCTGTTTCCCCGCTCTGGTATTTGCGCGCAATGTCTGTGGCATCACAAAAAACCTCGTCCAGCTCTATGCCCGTCGCTCCCTCTCCGTCCACGGTTACAATAGGCTGGCTGCCGCTGTCGTCTGCTGCTCCCTGCACATAAATAAAATTGCCGCAGTTTTCTATACTGGCTGTATATTCCTGCTCATTTACATTGTCAAAATCTCTGGAAAATATGCAGGGCGTGTTACCCTCGTCGTTTTTCGCTGTAAGGTCTTTGCCCTTATACAGATAAAAGCCGTATTTCTTCTCTCTTTCGTTTATCAGAATGTCATAGCCCAGTTTTCCAGCCTGCGCCCGTGCTTTTACTTCTGTCCCCAGATTAGCACACACTTGGTTAGAATACTCCACTTGACTGCCTGCTATGGTTTCCTGCGTCAGCGTTTCAAACTGTTTAAACCGCCTTTTCTCTGCTGCCCCGCTGCCGCAGTTTTTCGTTACCATAGTATTTATTAAACTCTGGTTTGTGGCTGTCGCCACTATCTGCGGGTATATGCAGCGTTTTCCCAGCCAGCAGCTCAATGTAAAGCCCTGCGCCTCTATCTGCTCTAACCCGTTCTCGTCTTTCGTAATATGCACGTAGGTAATCTGTGCCGCCCTGCGCCAGATGCCGCCGTTTGCGTCTGTAATCTCTGGCTTTTTGTCATGCTTTACAATAATATTTCCCTCTACCAGTAATTTACTGTTATTATCCGTAATCGGCGCAAGCAGGCTAAATGTTCCCACATCAAAATATTTCATACACCACAAAAGGCTTGCCAGCTCGTCAATCACTCCCAGCGGCTCTATACTCTTATCAAATATCCTAAGCTCCATACCTATACCCCCAGATATTCCTTGTTGTAGAAAATGGAAACTTCCATAGAATTTACGCCGCTTTCCGCATCATATCGAAAATTATTGTCGCCTATGGCAAGCTGCATATAAGTGCTGTCTACGTCCACATATCGGAAATAGTCCGTTTCCACTCCGTCACGTATCAGCTTTGCCCCTTTGCTGCCGTATTTTGTGCTTACTTCTATCGTGTCCCCGGTCTGCATTGTGACATTGATTTTAATAAATTCCCCAGTATCCACATTTAAAAGAATAGGGTTCTTTACTGTCCCCAAAGCCACAAATCGCACCCGCATACCTGTGGATACGTCGCCCTCATTATAGCAATCTACAATCACGCTTTCCGCTCGGTATCCGTAAATCATGCTCTTAGGGTTATCCTTTTCAATCACGCACGGAAAATGCCACGCCGCTACCCAGCTTGCTATATCTTCCTTTGTTTCTTCAACTTCCCGCCAGAACGGGTTAAGGCACTCAAGCGGTATAGAAAACTCCAACAGCACCTTTTTTCGCTCTATCTTCGGTTCTCCATGCAGGCGGCAGTTTATAACACGCTTAAAGCTGCCAAACTCATAGGAAAGCGTACCGTCAAGCTCTGGGTTCAATACCTTAAGCAGCTGGCGGCGCAGTTCGTATGCCTGCGCCTTGTCCCTTGTGTTGATATGCCCCAGTATATCAATGTCCCGTGCCTCGATACGCTGCCCTACGTAGGTGTCGCCATGCTGCCCCATACTGTTTGTGCTGTATACCACATTCGTAACGCCCGCTATTCCCTCTACGTCCTTGCTTACGTTGCAATGGTACACGCTTTCTGTGCTAAGCTCTACGCTCTCGCCTCTTTCATTTGTATAAGTCAGTTTTTCATATTCCATAGGCTACACCGTCCTTGCTATCATCTTAAACTGCCTTGCTGCCTCTTTCTGCTGCTTTGCATAATCTGTGGTATTTGCGTAAATATTCTGGATAAGGGTAAAACCGCCACCAGCCGCGCCGCCTCTTGGTCTTGGTTTTGGCTTGTCCCCGTCGTCGTCAAAATCAATGTCTTTTCTTACATCAACCTTTACGCCAGTGTCAAACTCTCTCGGTATACTCTTCTCAATCATTCTGTTTACGTTGTCCATTTCATCAGAAAAGCCTACGCCAATACCCTGCGCCATGAATTTACCAACCTCGTCACGGAACTTTTTTGACGGGCTTTCAATTCCCAAAGCGTCCTTTGCTGCGTCAAGCAAACTATTTGCAAGGTTTGAAACTTTATCTTTCAGCCAATCCCAGCCAGAGCTTATGCCGTTCCAGATACCGCTTACAATATTGCTGCCGATTTCTGCAAATGTACTTCCAATATTTGAAAATACGCCCGTGATACCGTCAAGCACCATTCTCATACCCTCTACGGCTTTATTTTTTACCTCTGTCCCCCACTGGGCTACTTTGGAAATTGCGCCGGATATGCTGTTATAAATTTTTTCCGGCACTTGTGTAACCACATTTACAATACCAGTTACCATATTACCCATTACCTCACGGGCTTTTGAAAGCATATTGCTGCCCCATGTGGCTACTTTCGTAACTGCTCCTACGATACAGTTCCAGATTTTTTCTGGTGTCTGGGTTACTATCGTTACAATGCCCGTAAGCATGGTATTCATTACCTCTTTGGCTTTGCTTACCATGTTTGCGCCCCATGTGGCTACTTTCGTAACTGCCCCTACAATGCAGTTCCAGATTTTTTCTGGTGTCTGGGTTACTATCGTCACAATTCCCGTAAGCATGGTATTCATTACCTCTTTGGCTTTGCTTACCATGTTTGCGCCCCATGTGGCTACTTTCGTAACTGCCCCTATGATGCTATTCCATATTTTCTGCGGCAGCTCCTTAACAATGGTAATAACCTTTGTTACAAATTCCGTAATCACGTTGCCGCCTTTTGCCTGCATACGTGCGCCCCACTCGGCTATTTTGTTTATACCGTCTGCTATTGCTCCTGCAATCTGTCCCGGCAGCTCTGCCAGTTTTCCTATAATGGTACTTACTAACTTTGCTGCTGCATCTGCAATTTTCGGCAGTCCCTCAATCAGTCCCGTTACAACAGCTACAATAATCTGTGGCATTGCTTCAATCAAAAGCGGGATTGCGTTAATAATTCCGTCTACCAGCGCTACCACAATCTCTGCGGCATTTTCCAAAATAAGCGGGATACCCTCAACCAGCGCATTTATGATAGCTGTTATAATCTGCGGCAATCGCTCGATAATCACGGGCAGCGCTGCTATAATACCGTCTGCAAGCCCGGTTACAAGCTGTATCGCTGCATCAATCAGCATAGGCACATTGTTTACCAGAGTTTCCACGATTGTAAGCACTGCATCTATTACGCTCGGTATCAGCTCCGGCAATGCCTGCCCCAGCCCCTCTGCCAGTCCTGCAATAATCTGTACCGCTCCCTCTGCTATATCTGGTATCAGTTCTACAATACCGTCAATCAGCGTTGTTACGATTTCTACGGCGCTCTCCGTCAGAGTAGGGATAGCCGTTATAATGCCGTCCACGAAAGACGCTATCATATCTACACCAGACTGTACGATTGTAGGCGCACTGTTTACGATTCCGTCTGCAAGTCCGGTTACAAGTTCCACGGCAAATGTGGTAATCTGCGGCAGCATATCAGAAAGCCCACTTACCATATTTGCTAAAGCGTCCCCAAAACTCTGCGCCATTTTTCCCATATCCCCGCCTGCTGCGGCTGCACCCTGCTGCAATTCATTTGCAAACTGGCTGAAAATCGGTAATGCCTGCTCTCCGATAGGCATAATAAAGCTGGTCTGCAATATCCTGCCTGCCCCCTGCATAGCCTCGCCGAATGTGTCATACTTAACGGCGTTAATCTGCCCCATTGCGTCCGTGGTCTTGCTTATCTGTCCCTCAACGTCCATAAGGGAAGTACACGCATCTGCTCCCATATCTTCCCACATAGTACCCATAAGCCCTACGCCTGCGGTATACTGTAGGCTTTCGTCGTCGCAATTCTTTAGCGCCTCGCTTATCTGGTTCATTGCCTCTTTTGCGCTGTCGCCCCCGGCTTGGAATTTCCCCACCATTTCGTCTGCGTTCAGCCCCAGACTGGTAAGGTATTCGTTTGCCGTTCCGTCATTCATTCGTATGCTAAACTCTTTGAAAGCGTCGCCCATTTTGTCAATGCTCCACACGCCCTCATTTGCCCCATTCTGGATAGAGTTAAACATATCCTCGGCGCTTAGCCCTGCCTGCGCATACTGGTTACTGTATTCGTTGATAACGTCCAGCAAGTCCCCGTTCTGGTTAAGCCCCTGCTGCGCTCCCTGCGCAATCAGGTTATATGCCTCGTCGCCGGATATTCCAAACTGCTGCATCAGCTGCGTTGCAGCCCTTGTACTTTCCGCTACGTCCATTTCAAACGTATCACGCAGGGTTAATGCGTTGGTCGTCATTTTTTCCAGCTCGTCCGCTCCCAAATCGCCCGCCTGCTGCTTGACTGTTGCCATAGACGCTGCTATATCTTCAAAGCCCTCGCCATAATTACCGTTATAGATATTCTCCATAACCTGCTTATACTGGTCTGCCTCTTCTGTCGCCGTTCCCGTAGATGCGCAAAAATCATTTAACGCCCCTTTCGCCTCGTCCGCTTGGCTTACCGTATATGCAAGTCCTGCTACTACTGCCGTGCCGATTGCTGCGGCTGCCGTACCTATGACGGTTACGCCTTTTGCCATTGCACCGCCCAGCCCGCCTAAAATACCGCCCAAACCAGAAAATCTGCCGCCTGCGCTTTCTGCCTGCTGTCCGCTTTCCTCAATTTCCTTACCCATATCGTCTGCGGCTCTTCCGGCTTTTTCCATATCCGCAGCTGTCTTGTTAAGCTCCTGCTCCGTTTTTACAAGTGCTGTTTTTTGGTAATTTAACTGCGCCTCCAGCTTTTTGCTTTCCTCGCTGTTTTGTCCCGTTGTTTTCCGGCATTTCTCTAATGCCGCCTCGGTTTCTTTTACTTTTTTTGCCTGCTCTGAATAAACCCTTTGTAATACTTCCTGCTTTGCTTTCAGAGCCTCTACGCTGTTTGCGTTGTCCTTATATTCAGCCGTTACAAGTTTCATTTCCGAATTAAGCACTTTAAGGGTGCTGTTAATTTCCTTGCAGGCTGCTTTATACTCTGCCTCGCCGTCAAAACTTAGGCGTGTTTTAATGTTCTGTGTCTTATCAGCCATAAATTACAGTCCCCCTAAAGCCTTGTCTATATCGTCCATTTCTTCTGCGGCTGTCGGTTCTGCTGCCCGCTCTTGTCGGAAAATGTGCGGGTTATATTCCTTGTGGTACTTAAACAGTGTCACAATCTGATACGGCGTTTTTCTCCACGCCTCACGCTCTCTGTACCCCAGTAGTCCGATTGCGATATACAAAAGCCGTGCAGTATCTAATTTTCCTGCACGGCTGCCACTTCCCCCGTTTCACTTTCTCCGCTTTCCTCTTCGTCCCCGTTTCCGTCCCCGGCTGTTCCTGCTGCAAAAGATGCAAAAATAGCGTTCTGTACTTCCCGGATATTCCCTAAATGTATCAGCCTGCCTACCTTGTCCTCGCTTAAAAGCTCTGCGTTTTCGTCCTCTTCTAACAGTCCCTCGTTAATCAGCATAGTAAGCAACCACTTGGTACCCTTTACCCAGTCCTTGTTATTCTGGTTAAATACCTCTGGTAGCTTGTCATATCCCCCGCACTTGTCCTGCAATTCTTCCAGTGCATTAAGTGTAAAAAGTAATCTGTACTTTTTCCCTTTCAGTTCCACGGTATAACCGCCGTCATTCATTGCGCTCATGGCATAAAATTAAGGCGCAGCCTGCGCTACGCCTTTCTCCTTTCCTCATATTCTCTTCTTATACTTCTGTCATTTTGGGCGCTGGTTCTGGTACTGTCGTAAACCATGTTGTTGCTGGTTTATCTTTTTCTGTTCCCACAAAATCAGCTTTCCATTTTGCATCTTTCTTTCTCTTGTAGAATGTCGCTGTAATTTCTGGTGTCTGAAATTCAATTTTTTCCCCTTTGGTTTTGTACTTTTCCCCCGGTACTTCAAATTTGCATTTCAGTAACCAGATATATCTGTATCTGCCGCCAGTTTTAGCAGCCCTAAAACCAATAGCCAGAAACGGCGGTTCGTCATCTCCGCCAGCCCACACTACCTTGTTTTCGTCTACCAGCTGTCCCAGTACCTCTGCCAGTGTTTCCGGTGTAAGGTCTTTAATCCCCAGCTTTAATGTTCCGTTTGTAAATTCTTTTACGCTCTCACTTAATGCGTCGTCTGCGTACAAGTCTGCTGTTTCTGTTTTTACGGATAAATCAGCTTCCATTGCCTCTGCCATTTTTTTAGGCTTTCCGTAAGTTTCTGCGCCCTCTGATTCCGTGCAAACAGCATAATAAAGGTCTTTTAATCCTAATGTCATTATTTTTGTCACTCCTTTAACAGTTCGATTGTTATAGGTACTATCCAGTACCCGGTATCATTTTCTTTTGTTTCCGCATCTACGCTGTTTATGTAAGCGCCTGCTGCCGTCAGCACTTCCAGAGTTTTGTTTAGCTGCGCCTCAAAATCTCCCTTGTGAAAAAGCGTAACCCTATACATTTCCCTGCCTGCTACCTCTTTATCGTCGGCACTCACTGCCGCCCCTTTCAACAACCACAAAAATGTGTAATAAGCTAGCGGCTTTTTCTTCCCGGTAAATGTGCCTCTTTCTGCTGGCAGTCCTGCACTCTCTAAAACCCTCTGCAAGCTATCCATTTGTTTCACGCTCCCATATTCCCAGCTGTGCCTCTATTACTTTCTCCTGCGCTTTCTCGTTTGCTACAGTCATATAAGGGCGTGCCTGCTGGCTGCTTGTCCCATATTCTGCCACAAACCCTATAGTTGCATAGCGCACGTTGCTTTTGTCGCCCTTTCTGTCGTTTCCGTGTCTTGCCCTGCCCTGCGGGTAAACCTCTACGTATTTCTCTGTACTTCCACCCTTTACGGCAGTTGCTTTGATTGACTTTATAAAGCCTGCGGTTTCCTCAATCCCCATAGCCTTTGCCTCTGCCTGCTGCGCCTCTATCAATACCTCTGCACCAGCCTTTAGCATTTTAGGCACTGCCTCTACCGTTGCCCGCTCCCTATTTCCGAACGCTTCTATAACTGCCTCTAAGCCCACAGTATCAAATTCTCCCACGCTTACGCCCCCTTTTCCTTATATCGTAAGTCTGTTAGCGTAAGCTCTACCGTGTCGTCGTCAATGTCATACGTCTTAAGCACAAAATAGGCTTTCCCATTCAGTTCTACGGTGTCCTCGCCCTCATAGTCTGCCTTGTGTACGTCGCATTTTCGCTCTACTACTTTCCCGGTCTGCTGGCTCTTGAAATACTCGTTATGATGTGGTATAAAAAAAGTTGACAGCTTGTTCTCAAGGATTTCATAATAAAATCAAGAGAACAAGGAGGTATT